AATCCTGCTCAAGTGTTTTGCTGGATGTAGTGCCTACGAAATTGTAAAAGCCGTAGGAATGGACTTGACAGACCTGTTTCCTAACGACAACAATCTAAGTTCCCTTAAGGAAAAACATTTTAATAAACCAGTACGCAGACCGTTTTACGCATCAGACCTGCTGAAAATAATCCAATTTGAAGCCCTTTTAACGTCCGTAGCGGCGTTTGATTTGAGTCAGGGTAGGGAAGTATCAACCGAGGATAGAAAACGGCTTAAAACGGCTCTATCCAGAATTAACGAAGCTGTTAGTTACATTAACTAGGGGAAACTATGACGATTGAACTAGCCAGAGGAGAGGCTGAGGAACTGCTGAATATTTTACGGATGGTGTACTCAAATCACGAGCTAACGAAGATCATCAGTAATCGGCTAGCCGGAGATGTACTGATTGAGTTACCACCTGAGCCTGTTGAGGAAAAGCCTGTTGCAGAGTGGAAAGAACTGTCTACGGCAGAGATCAAGACACTTTGGAACGTAACGAAGAAACCTAGTGAATTTGCCTGTTTGCTGCTGGCTAAAGTTAAGGAGAAGAATTATGAGTGGAGACCATAATCGGTATCAGAAAGGCTCTGTATCACAGCAGCCTGAACAGGAATGGAAGTACAACCCAATGACAGGTGAGCCGTTAATTGATGGTTGGCCTTTGTATTCAGGATTGCCACAGCGGGAGTGGCAAGGTCTGACGGATGAGGAGGTTGGGATGCTGACGGTGTTTGATGGGCTGCATCACGTTGAAGTGCCGTTGCTTGCTGAGTTTGTCCGCGCCATCGAAGCCAAGCTGAAGGAGAAGAATAATGAGTCTTGAGGCAAGAGCGATAGAACTAGACGAGGCTAGGAAGGCTCGAATCCTAAAGTCAGAGAGTATTGACGTTGAGAAGTACTTACATTCAAACGACGTAACGATACGGGTGAAGAAGGCTAGGGACTGGCTGGATTCGGTCAAGGAGTCTTACCTATCAGAAACAGTAGAGAAGAAGATCGTCATGCCTTGGGTCAGAACCCATGATTCTTTTGCCTATCGTGATGGTGAAGTAACTGTCTACGCGGGTTCTAACGGTGGCGGTAAGTCGCTTATCACGGGTCAGATAGCGTTGAGTCTGGTCAAGCAGGGTCAGTCGGTCTGCATAGCATCGTTTGAGATGAAGCCTGAGAGGACGTTACAGAGGATGCTTAGACAGTTCTCCGGGGAATCGTTGGATGATCCGTTGACTCACGACAGGGCAGGATTTATTACGAAGATGGTTGACCGGATGGACAAGTTTCTATCTGACAAGATGTACCTTTACGACCAGCAAGGAACTACGTCACCGGAGAAGGTGATTGCTATGTCGAGGTATTGCGCCATAGAACTAGGCGTAAAGCATATCTTTATCGACAGCCTGATGAAGTGCGTCAAGAACGAGGATGACTTTAACGGTCAGAAATCATTTATCGACGAGCTAACGGCATTGGCTAGGGATCACAACGTCCATATCCATCTAGTCCACCATATCAGGAAGCAACAGTCGGATGAGACACAGCCGAATAAGAACGACCTGAAAGGGTCAGGGAGTATCTCGGATCAGGTGGATAACGTCTTTTTGGTCTGGAGAAACAAGAAAAAAGAAAACCAGAAGAACCGGGGTGAAGTGATAGACGAGACACAGCCAGATACCTTCCTAATGTGCGAGAAGCAGAGGAATGGGGACGGACAGGAGTGGTACGGACTTTGGTACGACAGTCTAAGTCAGCAGTTTGTGGAGAGGATAGGAGCGAGAATTGACTTTGATAACCGAGGAAGTTTTAAGGCATAGGGCTGAAGTCCGTCAGGTTCTGGCTTGGCGTACTGAGGACAGGGGCAAGGCGATGGACTATCTGGCTAGGGTCAAGGGTGACAGGCGGGATAGGCTAGAGAAGGATTGCCGAGACCAATGGGAGCGTGGAAACCGAGGTAAATGGGGGGATTGGCGTGGTCTATAAACGAGTGGATTCAACGCAAGCACAAATTGTCAAAGAGTTAAGACGTTTGGGGATGGAAGTCGAGCATCTTCACGGGGTAGGCAAAGGATGTCCTGACATCTTAGTAGGTTGGAAGGGCAAAAACTGTCTGCTAGAGATAAAGAAGGACGATAAGGCCAAGCTGACCCCGGATCAGGTGCTATGGCATCACAGTTGGAAAGGTCAGGTAGCGGTGGTTACTAACGTAATTGATGCGGTTAAAGCGGTCAAAGAGGTGTGCCGAGAATAGGATTTACCTATAGCAATACATTTACCTATAGAAATATATTTGTTGACGCTCCGAAACAGTTTTGAGAAGATACGTCCATACCGCAGATGCGGGATGACTAAGGGGAACAAAATGCAATACGCAAATCACTATATGTACAGCGATGTTGAGCCGTATGAAGTTGTTCGCATCGTCAGCGAAAAGACCATCGAAATCCGTGCCATGAAAGCAGAACGCGACGAGTCAGTAAAGTTGGAGTTCCACGTTGGCGGCTTTAGCGCACATTGCTCAAATCAAGACCAGCAGAAGTGGATCATCACCAGCGACGAAACAGCACCTATCAAGCGTATCCGTCTTGGTAAGCGTGGCTGGAAAGACGCACACGGTGGTCGTTACGGTTTGTCTGACAAGCCGCATAAAAAATACGACTACAACTTTTAATAAACCAGCCGGGGGAAACCCCGGCGTTCTAGGGGAGCAACATGGAATCAATCAAAATCGAAGGTGTAGAGCAGCACCAAGGCATTTACGTTGACACCATAGGCGAGGATGTCTGGGTAAACATCATAGTCAGAAACGGTAGTGCAAATCTCTGCATAACTCCAGAGAACGCTGACAAGCTGGTTGAGGCATTACAAGTCGCTATTGGTCGGGTGCTATATGCAAGTTAATCCGCACGAAGCAATCGACTTTATCTACAGAAACTCTACGGCTTACGCTAAAGCTAAGGCTGAGGTAACGTACCTAGAGGAGTTTCGCAAGAGCAAGAAGGCAATCTTATTTAGTCAGGCTATCGGTAATACGGTAGCTGACAGGGAGAATCAGGCTTACGCTCACCCGGAGTATCAAGCCTTGTTAAAGGGGCTTCAGGCGGCTGTAGAGGCTGCTGAGGAGCTTAGATGGCAGTTGATAGCAGCACAGGCTCGGATCGACGTATGGCGGTCTCAGGAAGCCAGTAATCGGACGATAGATCGGGTAACTCAATAGGTAGGGGATAGACATGGAATACACAATACCAGACGATAGTAATTTGGCACAATGTGAGTATTGCGGTTGGGTAGTAGACTGGGATGAGGTTCCGAGGGCTAGGGACTTATCTGGCGAGATCGTTACCTGCTGCGAGGAATGTAACGAGGGCGAGAGTTTCGTCAATTATCCGAGCAAAAAATTTAGTCAGGGGGTCGTATGAGTAGCGTCGTGGCGGTAACTAGGAATTTAATGCTAAGAGGAAGGATTGCTAGTTTCCATCCGTTAAAAGATGGTGTATTAAATGAAATGCGTGAAGAATTTGAAAAAATCTTATTGGAAATGTCAAAAAAGCATAACTTCATTATTTTTATGACTGAAGCTACAGAAGATGGTCACAAGGAAGGGTAGAAAAGAAATTGATTTACCGGAATAAAAAGCTACTTGAGAGAGCCAGACACCTACCCTGTCAGCATTGTGGCAAGGAGGATGGTACGGTAGTAGCAGCCCACTCGAATCAGTTGCGAGATGGGAAAGGAAAGGGTATAAAGGCTAGTGATTATCGAATTGCTAGCCTTTGTTTTATTTGCCATTTGGAACTAGATCAGGGCAAGAATCTTTCCAAGCAGCAACGGCTAGAGATGTGGGAGGAAGCCCATCGTAAGACCGTAGGGCTACTTTTTGAACGTGGCTACTTGGAGGTTGTATGAAGAAGACGAAATCCGAAAAGAAGATGAGTAAGGTCTACAACGAATTTAAGGCCGGGACACTACATAGTGGCAAGGATGGGAAGGTTGTTACCAACAAGAAACAAGCAGTTGCAATTATGCTATCAGAAGGTGGCAAAGCAAAAAAGGCTAAGAAATGAAGCCGGGGCTATACAGTAACATTGCAGCTAAACGGAAACGTATCGCTGAGGGTTCTGGCGAGAAGATGCGTAAGCCGGGAGCCAAAGGCGCACCAACAGCAGCAGCCTTTAAAGCAGCCGCTAAAACAGCCAAGCCGAGGAAAAAATGAAGAACGGTCAAAAGAAATCTGACAAAGAGTTGCTAAAAGAGTATCTCGACGAAGAAAAAGAAAAGAAAAAGAACGGCGTTAATGAGATAGAAATCGAGATCAAGATTCCTATGGGTAAGCAGAAGCGGGGTAAAAATGGCCGCAGCATGGACTAAGAAGGCCGGTAAGAACCCTAAAGGGGGCTTGAATGAAAAGGGCAGAAAGTCCTACGAAGCTGCAAATCCCGGCTCTGATCTTAAGCCTCCTGTTAAATCTGGCGATAACCCTCGTCGTGCTTCATTCCTAGCTAGGATGGGTAATATGCCCGGAGCAGAGCGTAAGCCTAACGGTGAACCTACTAGGCTACTTCTAAGCCTGAAGGCATGGGGAGCTAGTTCTAAGGCTGATGCTAAGGCTAAAGCAGCCGCAATATCCGCAAGAAACAAGAAGAAATGAGCCATCAGAGCCAGCTAGACTTTGTTGCTAGCGTCAAAAAACAATTCCCACAGTATTTTTTTGAGTCCAAGGTCTTAGAGGTCGGAAGTCTGGACATTAACGGTTCTATCCGTCAATTCTTTGTAGGCTGCGATTATGTTGGGGTTGATCTTGGCGAGGGACGAGGGGTTGATGTGGTGGCTAGGGGTGAGGAATTGGACTACCCTGACAATAGTTTTGACGTTGTTGCTAGCTGCGAGTGCTTTGAGCATAACCCTGAGTGGATAAAGACCTTTAATAATATGGTCAGGATGGCTTCTGGGCTGGTTTTCTTTAGCTGTGCTACTACGGGCAGGGCTGAACATGGAACGAGGCGTACAAGCCCGGACGATGCGCCATTTTGCGGGGACTACTACCGGAACCTAACGGAGCAGGACTTTAGAAAAAACTGCGATCTGAGTAAGTTTGAAGTATATGAATTTATAACTAGTTATAACCCCGCAGACTTATACTTTTGGGCGATATGCAAGCAATCGTAATCTGTACGGTGAACAATTTCGGCATTACTGTGCTTCTGGAGTCTATTCGTTGCTATGGTGACAAGTTACCCGTGTACTTATGTAGTAATAATCTTGGACTCTGGGCAAGAGCAAGAGAGATCACAGAAAACCTTATCTACCGACCCAATCCTGCTGCCAATTTCGGAGATGCTTATAACGCAGCCGTCGATTACGCCTTTGAGCATGGCAAGTTTGACTCATTAATTTTAGCTAACGATGATGTGGTTCTTAATCCAGATACGCTATCGTTACTAAGGGAAGATGCGGGAATTCTGGAATCTCGTGGCGTGAAATACGGATTCTTAGGTGCTAGGTCTGACTATGTGTTGCCGGATCAGAACATCAGATTCCCGGTAGACGGGGACAGAAGGGCAGGATTGAAGTGGGAAAGTGAGCATCAGATTAAGCTGACTCCGGTAATTGCGCCTATCTGGGCAAGTATCAGCCGGGAAGCATGGGAAGTAGCCAAGTTTCCGTCAACGAATTGGTATTCAGATAATATAATATGCCATGACTTGAACGTGGCGGGTTATCAACATTTCGTCAGCAGGGCTTATGTGCATCACGCTGGCTCTCAGACGGTAGGTGTTGATTTCAAGAAATGCCACGAAGAACCGAGGGCGTGGATATTGAAACATCGTCCCGATATGTACGAGGCTATCTATGGCTAACGGTCTTTTATCACCTGTAGAGCGTCAGACAAAAGAAGTTTTCGGCATGGTTCCTATGAAGGAACGTCTAGCTCTGTTGCCGAGATACAGCAAGGATCAGGGCTTGATTGCCCCTCAGTTTATTTACGAGCTTGCCAAGGCCGTATCTACCCCGGTTACAGCGGCTAAGGGCTACGATGTTAGTCCAGAAGAAGCAATTAACGTAGGCATGGCTGGTATGGGTGGTGGGGCATTCGGTTCTGCTCCTAAAGGCTCCGTTCGTAGCTTTGTCCTAAGCACACCAAAGAAACCTGATCCTGCTGTCGGGACGAGGTTCGAGAGAGAGTTCATTGGTGGTCTCGCAGATAAGACCCCGGTAAAGATTGAAGACCTAAAAGGCTCTAGCCTAATGGTTATGCCGTGGGATAACACGAGCAGAAACTTCAAAATTAAAAGTTTCTCTGATGAAGTATTGGCTACACCAGTAATAACTCATGGCGGTCAAGACTATGCAAGAGATTTGGGACACATAGCCCAAAATATTGGTGGCGCGTCAAATCTTGGTATCGCGAAGCGAATAAAAAATAGAGACGCACAAGCAAGATTAGAAAATCTTCAGGCTGGTGGTACTGGTCAAGTTGTTTCTTTGCCAACAACAATGGGTGATTACTCAGAATTTTTCTCGGTAATGCCAACTCAGGCAATTTTTGGATTGCTGGATGCAAAGCCGCCTAGCAAAAAAGTAATCGCTGAAATCGATAATGCCATTAGAGGTGCAAAGATAAAGGCCGGGGAAGACAAGCTCCGAATGAAGAACTTTAAGGGTCTAATGTCGGAAGAAGGAAGAATTCAGCTATTGACCGGAGAAGGTTTAGATACCACAGCAGGGAAGGCCAGAATTGCTGTAATGCAAAAGTTGGCACTCAAAGGAAATCAAGAAAAACTAGGGTTTAATATTGAAGATTTGTCTGCTGCATTGACTGACCCTGCATTGGCTGGAGTGCCAAAAGGCTATGTTGGGAATACTGTTATGGCAACAGGCAAAGAAGGAATGCATTTACGTCCGTCAATAAATCCTAGTTACAATACTGACTTTACGGCAAACTACCTTGGGTCATTAGGTCAAAGTGTGCCAATTGAAGTATTGTTCCCTAAGACATTTGATAGTGTTCTGAAAGAAATGGCTGGTAAGACTGGTAATGCAAGAAACATGGCGATTGGAGCCTTGGAGCAAAGAAAAGAGAAATTTTCAGAGCTTGTCGATCAACAAGTAATCGATAACTACTACAAATATTTAGACCAGCAGAGACGTTTAGGACTGATGGGTCAATGACATTAGCTGAATCTGTAGAGAACGAATGCAGTCTTCTAAAGCGATAGCGATGTCATCCTCTGACATTTCCTTAAATGCCTCGTTGTAAGCAATGTCAAGGTCATAGTCGTTAGTCTTTGTTAAAGTTATTTGGTAATTTGAAAACATATATCCTCCATGTGTAGGATATGATTATATCAAGGTGTTTACGCATAGAAATTTATTGTAACTATCAATGACTCAGAGAACATAGGCATGACATCCAGAGGATAATGCAAAAATGGAAACAGAACACAGTAAAGAGGAAGAAGTTACAGCGTATCCGGGGCTAACTAACGCAGGTAAGGGTAGGCCAGCAGGAGTGCCTAACAAGAGTACTGCGGTAGTGCGTAATGCTATTGCTACTCTGCTAGAGAAGAACGTGCCTTACATGGACAGATGGCTCCAGAGGGTAGCTGAGGGCGATGAGGTGCTAGGCTTAAAGCCTGATCCAGCCAAGGCACTAGACCTAATGCAGAAGCTATCTGAGTACCATATACCTAAGCTAGCTAGGACAGAGGTAACGGGTAAGGACGGGGAAGCCCAAGAACACATAGTGAGATGGGGAGGACGGAAATGAGCTATAAGCCAGTAAATTGCCCGATGTGCAGCGCGTTCCTAGTGAACAACAAGTGCCTGAACTGCGGATACGTTAAGTGACTGAGATAGTCATTGGCTACGAGCCGAGGGAACTCCAGCTAGAGATACACGAAGCTATCGACAGCCATCGGTTCACCGTAGTAGTCGCGCACAGAAGATTTGGGAAAACTGTTAGCGCAATCAATCACCTTATCAAAGCCGCGATAGAGTGCGACAAGCCTAACCCACGGTTTGCCTACCTATGTCCCACTTATAGCCAAGCCAAGAGAGTCGCTTGGGACTATTTATTAGAGTACACGAGGCCACTTAATGCAACTGCAAACATTAGTGAGTTACGGGTTGATTTTTGGGGGCGTAGGGTTAGTCTTTACGGGTCTGACAATCCTGATAGCTTGCGCGGTCAGTATTTCGATGGCGTGGTTATCGACGAAGTTGGCGATCAGAATCCGAGAATTTGGAACGA